ACCAATCAAGTACTTTCTATGAGTACTGGTGGAGTCGATTCAGATTCAGGAAGTTCTGCTACCTTTAGTATTACTCCTATGCCTACACTTGATGACTCACCTCAAATTGTAATGGCAGATGTTCAGGTCCAAGATATGCAAGGAGAAATAGATACAGCAGTCTCAGGTGTAATGACGGCTAGTGAAGCTGACCAAGTAGCAGACCAAATAATTGCAAACAATATTAAAGAGCAACAAGAAGAAGCTCAACAAGAACAGGAAGAAACAGGACAATACGCAGATAGTACAACCCTCGTAGCTTACTTAGGATATGTACAAGGATTTGATAACTATAGAGATGCACAGATACCAAGACAAGAAACATGGTATGAACCTAGAGCAATATATACAGACGCTATGTTAGATGATAATACACAAGCGTTCTATGGACTAGCAGGAACTAGTATTAATACACTAGGTAATATGATAAACATGCAACCAAATTTAAGAGATGGAGTTTTTTAAAATTTTACTAGCTTTTTGTCAAGCAGAACCATATTGGGCATTGGCGTTTTTTCTGTCTGGATATTTAATAGGCTTTGTGTATTTTTAAATATGCCAAAAAATAAAACACCTAAGAAAGGTTTTAAGTCTTCAAACGACTTAACAAAAGAAATAGAACAGCTTTGGGAAAAGCATAATAAAAAGGAGAAACAAAATGGAATGGTTCGAAAATAAAACTACACAACTAATAGCATTAGTATCTATCGTTGCTACTTTAGCAGGGTTTGGTTATACAGGTGCTACCTATGTAAATAGGTTAGAGAATCTTGAGACTAAAATAGCTAAGACCGAAGAGACTGATGATGGTCTTGGAGAAATTGAAAAAAGATTTGAAGCTTTAGATACTTCTATAGCTTACATAAATAAAACTTTAGATGCAGAAAGCACAGGTGTTATAGCCAAACTAGAATCTATAAACTTACTACAGTCTCAGTTTGAAGGACTGTCAGTTGCCGTTAGGCAGTTAGAAAAAGACGTAGAAAAACTAGAAGAAGAAAACAAAAATCCTTTAGCTAATTAATCTTAGAATTTAAAGCATCTAATTCGTCTTCCAATTGATTATGTATATTCAAAACTTTATGTTTTGTTTCTCGTAATATTGTTTCTATTATTTTGTAGTCATAGTCTTTAAATAATTTTGATGCTTCTGCTAAAGGAAGACTAGAAGTTTCTGTCATTAGTTTTCCTTTGGAATCAAAAATTACTTTAAAAGAAATAATATTAGCTTCCTTGACTTTCATTATTTATCTCCATAAAATTAACTGTATCCTGTTTCCCTCGCAACCCTGCTTTCATATAAGAAGTGGCACGACCCTCAAAGAAGTTTTGATGTTCAACACCAGTTACTTCATCAAGCCAACCTAAAGGATTATCTTCTTGTTCATAGTTTGGTTTTAATCCTAGCTGTAGTAATCTTCTATCAGCTATAAATCTATTATAAGCATACATATCTTTCTTGGTAAGACCTTGTATGTCCCCCATGTCAAACACTAAGTCTAAGAACTTGTCTTCGTGTTCAACCATTTCTCTACATATTTGATAGATTTCTTTTTTAAAATCATCTGTCCAAATATCTAAGTTCTCTGTTATAAACTCTTTAAACAATTCTGTCATTGCACTTACATGAAGGCTTTCGTCTTTCATTGAGTACGTTACTATCTGACCCATGCCTTTCATCTTTCCAAAGCGAGGAAAGTTTAATAAGATAGCAAAGCTACTAAAGAGCTGTAAGCCTTCAGTAAAAGCTGAGTAGACTGCTAAAGTTTTAGCAATACTTCTCTTATCTTTAATAGTAGGTTTAAAATCTGTAACATACTTATGTTTGTTAGACATTTCTTCATACTCAGCGAATGCTTTATATTCTATGTCAGGCATACCAACAGTATCTAATAGCAAACTGTAAGCGTGTTGGTGTATTGATTCCATATTAGCAAAGGAAGACATCATCATACGAGCTTCCGGTTTCTTAAAGATACGCATGTACTTATCTATATAACCTGACGCAACGTCAACGTCTGACTGTGTAAACAGTCTAAAGATTTGTGTTAATAAATTCTTTTCTTTTGGTGTTAGCTCTTGCCAATCTTTTACGTCTGTGTGCAAAGGAATTGATTCAGGCATCCAATGCATTTGATTTTGCAGGACGTAGTAATCAAACATCCAAGGGTGGTCAAAAGGTTTGTAGTAATCTCTTGTACTAAGTAAACTCATTGTTTTTCTCCAGTTGTTCAGCATACTTTTTAAGTAGCCATTCGTTAAATTCTTTTTTATATTCTTCTTCTGTGTAAGTTATCGAGTGTGGTGTTTTGTTTTCATCGCAATGGTCTAGCCACAGACGTCTACAAAACTGATTAAATGATGTGTTCATATTCTATCCTTCACAAGCTATACAATCTACCTCGTCTAATTTAATACGAGGTATTTTAATATTAACATTCTCTACGTCTCTAGCAGACTCAGACCTAAAGTAATATAAAGACTTCAACTTATGCATACCATACCAATGAACATCATTTAAATACTGTAAGTAATCGTCATGTATCTCTTGTGGTTCAGTTGCTTTAGGAGGTACAAAGAATAGATTCACGCTTTGACTTTGACAAATATATTGTTGTCTCATGTGGGCATGTTCAATAATCCATATTTGATTTATTTCATCTGCTGTTTTAAAAACTTCTTTTTCTTTATCGGTGAATATATCCATTGACTGAATAGAACCTTTATTAGCAGTTATCTCTTTCCAAATTTTTGTTTTGTTTCCTTTCTTCTTAGAAATAATTTTATCTAAGTATTTATTTTTAACTTGGTACGAACCTGATAAAGTTTTGTGTGTAAAAATGTTCGCACGATTTGGTTCAATACTAGGGGAAGTGCCACCACATATAATACTGCTACTGGCATTAGGAGCAATAGCCAAAAGGTGAGCGTTACGCATACCTGAACCACTAATATCAGGAGCTTCGCCACGACTCTCTGCAAGAACTTTACTTGAAGCCACGGATTTAATTTTAATGTGGTTAAAAGCTTTGTTATTAAATCCTGTAGCAAAGATTCCTTCAAACGGAATATTATTTTTTTGAAGATAGGCATGGAAACCCATTGCCCCCAAACCAAGTGACCTTTCTCTGTAAGCTGAGAAGCTAGACTTTGTAAAGCCTTCTTTACCTTCTCGTATATGGCTTTTAAACCTTTTAAAATTTGCATTGTAATCTCCTAATTCTGTTGTATCAATTGCGTTGTCTATGAAATGTTGAATAACATTATCCAACATAGTAATTAAATCTGATATAAAGTTTTCATCTTTAGACCATTCATCAAAGTGTTCTAAATTTACACTTGACAAACAACAAACAGCAGTTCTTTCTTCATTGGTTGGTAAGGTTATTTCAGAACATAAATTACTTTGTTTAATATCTAAGCCTAAATCTTTTTGCCCTTTTGGTAAAGCATCATTACAAGTATCTATATTAACCATGTAAGGTTCACCTGTCTCTGCTCTAGCGTGGATTATTTGCCACCATAAATCTCTAGCATTAACAGTCTTAACTGCTTCTCCTGTTTTAGGGTCTATGAGTCTCCAGTCTGCATCTTCTTGTACGGCTTGTAAAAACTCATTAGTTAAATTAACTCCATTGTGAATGTTAAGACACTTCCTATTTATATCTCCACCTGATTCTTTTCTTATGTTTATAAACTCTTCTATTTCAGGATGGTCAATATTCATGTAAGAAGCGTAGCTTCCTCGTCTTGTAACTCCCTGATTGAATGCTAACATCTGAGAGTCAACTACTTTCATGAATGGAATTGAACCAGTAGAACGACTATTGTTAGCAGTAGCAATACCATTACTTCTAACATCTCCCCAATATCCACCAATACCTCCACCTGAACTAGCGAGCCATATGTTTTCATCATAATGAGAAGATAACCCGTCACGGCTATCAGGTACGTAATTGAGAAAACAGCTAATAGGTAGACCCCGATTAGTTCCCCCATTGCTAAGAATAGGAGTGCTAAACATGAACCATAGATTGGAACTGTACGTATAAAGTCTTTGAGCCAACTCAAAATCCGTAACTCCTTTAAAGGTTGCTCCGAATATTGATGCTCTTGCGAATGCTTCTTGTGCATGTGTTTCTCCTGATGCTTCGTAAAGATACCTATCCTTTAAAGTATCTAAACTAAATTTATTTAATTTGTCTTCGTTATTATAATCTATTTTAATACCTAAGTATTCCTTTTGACCTACCTTGTCTTCGACCATTAGTCGTTCTCCTTATCATTTAAGTATAATGCAATCAATGCATAGTGTATAATCTTGAGTAGGTCTGCGTCAGACTTACCATTTT